CGACAGGAGGCCACATTCATGTTAATTTCAGTAGCACAGACGCAGCTGACAAATTCGCACAACTTAGCGGAGCAAGAGCTGGATTAGCAACTACTCAAGATACTGCACAAGCGAATGCCGCAGCGGCAGCCGGAGTGCCTGTGGCTGGAACTCCTGGAGCCCAAGCAACCCCTGGGGCAATGTCAGATACTAGTGTAGGACCAATAGCTGGGTCATCGGAGTTATTAGATCAGCTAAATAGCAATGCGGCAATGTTAGTAACACTGGCTCGAGAGTCGATCATGATAAATCGACGAATCTTAGCAGCATCTAATAAAAAGGATCTGTTACCAACTGCATCTGCATAAAGGAATATAATTAATGTCTTGGAAAAAACACTTCACTCCTGTAAACACTGAACAATCAGCTGGCTCAGTAAGTCCTATTAGGGGTTCAGGCCGCCCGGGACCTGCTCGTCTAAATTACTCGTCGTACCTGCCTGATATTTACACAGGTACACCGAATCGTATTGAACGATATTTGCAATACGATACAATGGATATGGATAGTGAAGTAAATGCTGCATTAGACATCCTAGCTGAGTTTTGTACACAGCAAAATAAACAAAATAATACACCTTTTCAGATACAATACAGAAGTCAAGCTACCAATGCTGAAACAAAAATTCTTAAAGAATATTTGCAACAATGGTCAAAGTTACAAAACTTTGATATCAGGATTTTTAGAGTTGCTCGAAATTTGTTTAAGTACGGTGATCTTTTCTTTATTAGAGACCCTGAAACACAAAAATGGTTTTATATTGATCCGGGTAAAGTAACTAAAATTATTGTAAACGAATCAGAAGGTAAAAAACCTGAACAATATGTGATTCGAGATTTAAATGTAAACTTTATAAATTTAGTAGTAACACAAATTAATCCTAACACACAAAACACAGCTCCTGGCGGAGCTGCATATACTTCTGGCGGAGCTGGTGCAAGAGGTATGACTGGTGCTTATCCTCAGCAGGCTGGTACGAGATTTAGTTTGAATCATAACGAAGCTGCAATTGACGCTGAAAATGTTATTCATATAAGTCTGTCGGAAGGGCTAGATAACTTTTATCCGTTTGGACAAAGTTTGTTAGAATCAGTTTTTAAAGTTTATAAACAAAAAGAGTTATTAGAAGATGCGATTATTATCTATCGTATCCAGAGAGCGCCAGAACGTAGAATATTTTATATTGACGTTGGAAATATGCCTAGCCATTTAGCTATGGGATTTGTTGAAAGAGTTAAGAACGAAATACATCAGCGTAGAATACCATCATCTACAGGCGGCGGAACTAGTGTTATTGACAGTTCCTACAATCCGTTAAGTATAAACGAAGACTATTTCTTCCCACAAACAGCTGAAGGTAGAGGATCAAAAGTTGACACATTACCAGGCGGTACTAACTTAGGTGAAATTAACGACTTGCAATTTTTTACTAACAAGTTAATGAGAGCGTTACGTATTCCTAGTTCTTATTTGCCTACTGGACCAGAAGATTCTCAAGCCTCATATAACGACGGACGAGTAGGAACTGCGTATATTCAAGAACTGAGATTTAACAAATACTGTGAACGACTACAAAATTTAATGATCGGACAGTTCGATACTGAATTTAAGTTGTTCTTATATCAAAAAGGAATCAATATTGATTCAAATTTATTTGATCTAAAGTTTCAAAGTCCGCAAAACTTTGCTAGTTACCGTCAGGCTGAACTAGATAATCAACGCATATCAACATTTGCTCAAATGGTAGCTTTACCTTTTATGAGTAAGAGATACGCATTAAAACGCTTCCTAGGCATGTCAGAAGATGAAATTGCTGAAAACGAACGTTTGTGGAACGAAGAATCAGGCTCGGCAAGCAGTATTGCTACTGAAGCATCGGCTGAATTGAGATCTGCTGGAATTTCACCTGCTGGTATGTCAGCGGATCAAGCGGCGTTAACAGAACCTGAAATGTCACCTGAGGGCGAAATTGCTGGAACTGAAGGTACAGCAGGAGCTGAATTAGCAGGTGGAACAGCAGAGATGCCTCCGAGTGCCACAGCCGGCACTACAGTTTAAGGTGAATACAATGATATTAAAAGAATTTTATTATTTTGATAAGCAAACTACAGAAGAAACAACTGACGATCGATATGATCCTAGTCACGATACTAGCGTCCTTGATCTTAATGACAGTCGTAAAACACGATTAACATTGAAACAGATTAACGAATTGCGAAAAATATCCGACCAGCATATTAAAGAACAGGAAATGGAATTAGAATTTATCGCAAGAATGTATAAGACACCAACTGAACAAATATAATATGAGTGTTGCATTTGTTTTAGGTAACGGTCGTAGTCGTCTTGCTATATTGCCAGAAGAACTGCGAATTCGTGGAAAAATATACGCTTGTAATGCAATATATCGAGACTTTATTCCGGATTATCTGATCGCAGTCGATCCTAAAATGGTCTTTGAATTAAACGATAAGTCTATACAAGATACCGTTCAAGTATGGACAAATTATAATCGACGATATGAAGATCTTAAAGGTTTTAATTACTTTACTCCTAGTAAAGGATGGAGTTCAGGACCGACCGCATTATGGTTTGCTTCACAACACTCTTATTCGAAAATTTTCATATTAGGGTTTGACTATTTAGGAACTAATCAAAATAAAAACATCAACAACGTTTACTCAGGTACACACAACTACAAAACTTCTACAGACACAGCTACCTATTATGGTAATTGGTATAAGCAAACAGAAACTATTATAAAAGAAAATCCAAAAATTAGCTATATAAGAGTAGTCGACGACGAATTGAGTTTAACTGCAAAATGGGATCAGTATAGTAATTATACAACAATAGATTATACATCATTCTCTAGAGTGTTTGGCCTAAATCTTCAGTTTTGAGCCTATAACTCCCTCTTTTTCGTTAGTATCAGTAAATACATCGACAGCCTTTTGTTAATTTTTATTTCATAGGAGAATACAAAATGACTAACCGTATTAAATTTGAGCAGATGCTTGAATGTTTAATTAATGAAGATCGTGCAAAGGCGGAAGAAATCTTTCACGATATAGTAGTAGCAAAATCACGCGAAATTTATGAAAACCTTTTAGACGACGATCTAAATGAAATCGGCGGCGATGAATCCGACGACTTTATGCATGATGTCGGCGACGAAGACGAAATGGGCGGCGAAGATGAAATGGGCGGCGAAGATGAGTTCAACATGGACGACGACTTCGGCGACGAAGAAGGTAGCGACGAACCTGCTACTAAAGACGATGTTTTAGACATCAAGGACGCTTTAGAAGATCTAAAGGCAGAATTTGAAAGACTTCTAGCTGGTGAAGAAAGCGAAGGCGAAGACGAAATGGGCGGCGAAGAAGATTTCGACATGGAAGAGCCAGCAGAAGAAGGTTGGCAGTACGAAGGAGCTGAATGCGAAGAAGACGATGACATGGACGAAGAGTTTGTTCGTGAATACGTAGAAAAAGTTGGCAACGACTGGGACAAAAATTCTATGAAAGGCGAAAAAAACAGCCCTAATACTAAGTCCATTGTTGCTGGCAAGAATGACATGGGCGGTACTTCTGCAAACATTGCAAAAGGCGGCACTGTTAGTGAAAAAGGAACAGCTGGCGGATTAGCTAATAATAAGCCACAAGATATGAAAACTGGAAATGTTAATGTTCCAGGGTCAAAGACTGCTGACAAGTTAAACAAGCAATCAATGAATTGGGATAGTGCTAAGACCAGTGCTGAACAAAACAGCCCAAACACAAAGAGCACATTAAAGCCACGTTAATAGGATTATCAAATGAATGCTTATCTTCGCGAAAATTTGAGTTTTGACCAAGCCAGGATGATTGTCGAATCCGATGGTGTTGATAATAAAAACCTTTATATGAAGGGAATTTTTATTCAAGGCGGTATTCGGAATCAAAACCAGAGAGTATATCCTGTAAGTGAAATTGGCAAGGCTGTCAGTACGCTAAACGATCAAGTCCAAGGCGGATACTCAGTTTTAGGCGAAGTAGATCATCCGGACGATTTAAAAATTAATCTCGACCGTGTGAGTCATATGATTACTGATATGTGGATGGAAGGACCAAATGGATATGGGAAGTTGAAAATACTTCCCACTCCAATGGGACAGTTAGTAAGAATCATGCTTGAATCAGGTGTTAAACTTGGTGTAAGCTCAAGAGGTTCGGGTAATGTCAGCGACGGGTCAGGAGAAGTATCAGATTTTGAGATCATTACTGTTGATGTAGTAGCTCAACCTTCTGCTCCTGGTGCGTACCCGACACCTGTATACGAACACCTAATGAATACAAAGGGTGGGTACAGGTCACTAGTATTGGCAAATGAAGTACAAGGCGATAAACAGGCACAGAAGTATTTAAAAGAAAGCCTATTAAAAATAATAGGCGGGCTCCATTAAGCAAAAAGGAGAATCGCATATGTTGGATGCATTAAAATCATTATTTGAGAACAATGTGATTTCCGAAGAAATCAAAGCAGACATTGAAACTGCTTGGGCTTCACGAATCCAAGAGAATCGTGACCAAGTAACTGCTCAGTTAAGAGAGGAATTTGCTCAAAAATACGATCACGATAAATCAGTTATGGTCGAAGCTGTCGACAAAATGATTAACGATCGTTTAGCATTTGAAATCCAAGAGTTCACTGAAGACAGAAAGGGTCTAGCGGAAGCAAAAGCACGTTATGTTGTTGCAATTCGTGAACACTCAGAAACACTTCAGAATTTTATGTTAGAAACTTTATCTAAAGAAATTAACGAACTTTACGAAGATCAGAAGCTGTTAGCAGAAAACTTTTCGAAGCTAGAGGGATTCATTGTTTCCGCATTAGCAAAGGAAATCGCAGATTTTTATAACGACAAGAAAGATTTAGCGGAAGCTAAAGTACGTCTTGTTAAGGAAGCTAAAGACCAATTTGCTCAGTTAAAGAGCAAGTTTGTTAAACAGAGTGCTGGACTTGTTGAACAGATCGTAACAACCGGTCTTTCAAAAGAAATTGATCAGCTAAAAGACGACATCGATCGCTCACGCGAAAACGATTTTGGACGTAGAATATTTGAAGCATTTACATCTGAATATCAACATAGCTTGTTAAATGAGAAATCAGAAACATCTAAGTTGTTAAAGATTGTTGCTGCAAAAGAAACTGCTCTCGCAGAAGCCAAGCAAGTTCTTGTTAAGGCGCAACACATAATCGAAAACAAAGATTTAGCTATTTCTCGTGCTAAGGATTTAGCCGAGAGAAAAGAAATTATGAACGAACTTTTAAGTCCGTTAGCTAAAGATCAACAGTCGATTATGGGAGAGCTATTAGAAAGTGTTCAAACTGGAAAGTTGCGTGTTAATTACGACAAGTACTTGCCAGCAGTTTTATCTGGTAAAACACCGGAAAGAAGAAAGGCATTAGTAGAAGGCAAAGAAATTACAGGCAACAAAGAAACACACAGCATTAGTGCTAAAGGCCAAGGCGAAGTAATTGACATCCGTCGCCTAGCAGGATTAAAATAAGGAGAAATTAAAAATGTCAGAACTATTAGAAAGCCGCTGGCAGGAAACCAAAGACGCTCTTTTAGAGGGTCTTCAGGGTACCCGTAAGTCAGTTATGGCCGTGACTTTAGAGAATACTCGTAAGTATCTTTCAGAGTCAGCCACTGCTGGTGCCACTTCTGCCGGTAACGTCGCAACTTTAAATCGTGTAATTTTACCAGTTATTCGTCGTGTTATGCCAACCGTTATTGCTAACGAATTAGTTGGTGTACAACCAATGACTGGCCCAGTAGGCCAGATCCATACTTTACGTGTTCGCTACAGCGAATCCAATGACAATGTAGTAGCAGGCGAAGAAGCATTAAGCCCATTCAAAATTGCTACTTCTTACTCAGGTACAGGATCAGATCCAGCTGGTAAGGCAAACACAACTGCTACTTTAGAAGGATCAGCTGGTCGTAAGATGAGCATCCAGATTTTGAAGCAGACCGTTGAAGCTAAAACTCGTAAGTTATCAGCTCGCTGGACTTTCGAAGCTGCACAAGATGCACAAGCTCAACAGGGTATTGATATTGAAGCAGAAATTATGGCTGCATTAGCACAAGAAATTACTGCTGAAATTGATCAAGAAGTTCTAAACAGCCTACGTACCTTAGCTGGTAACGCTGTTGAAAGCTACAACCAGACTCAAGTATCTGGTACTGCTACATTCGTTGGTGACGAACACGCTGCATTGGCTGTTCAGATCAACCGTGTTGCTAACTTGATTGCACAGCGTACACGTCGTGGTGCAGGTAATTATGCAGTTGTTAGCCCATTTGCGTTAACAATTCTTCAATCTGCTACAACTTCAGCGTTCGCTCGTACAACTGAAGGAACTTTCGAAGCTCCAACTAACACTAAGTTTGTTGGTACTCTT